TCAACTGTGTGCGCATTAGATGTGATCACATGACGGATGTTCTCAATACTGTATTCCAGCGTCACGCTGGCTGGTGTTCCTACTGGATAGGAACGAGTTATTTCCACCACATCAGCCAATTCAACCCCTGTCAAAGTTCCCTGATCCCCCGAACCCAACGGATTGTAAATAGTCTGCAACTTGTCAAACCTGTACTCAGGCTCTTTGTATCTACTCAACAAATCGGTTGCCAGCGTTAGGGCTGCAGCATCATCTACCAGCAACAACCCCGAAAGATTGAGCGTGCTAATGCCGTATTCGGTTTGTGACACAACATCATTCGCAACCTGATCCGTGCCACCCTCAACCGAACACACCACCTTGTTATACAGGAACTCTTGACCATACATAACCGACAGGCTGGTGTAAGGGATATCTGTGCCAGCATCCGAAAAGGTTGCAACAGGAGAAGCGAACGAGGCTGCAACACGATCCGTAAAAGTCAAATCACCATTCGCTGCAACAAAGAAATATCCCTGCTCACTAGTGGCAACTGATTGCAGATAGGTCAGAACATTCGTGTTCGCATTAATGTCAAATGTTGCGCCACCACCCAAAGTTGCTGCACCAGCATCAATATCCCGTGTAGCAGGATACCCAACCTCTGGCAGATCAAGAATTGTTGTTACCCGTGTACCAGACAACTCCTGTGAAGGTGTGATCGCACTCTCTGTGAAAGTGTTTGCCAACAGTACGAAGTCATCTGCAGCCGTAATCGTCACATAACTGTTCTCTGTAGTCGCATCAGGGTTGTTCGGCTCATAAGAAACATCAATGTCTGTGATACGCCCTGTGAACAAAGCAACACCATCAGAGAACACCGTAACCTTTCTGCGTGGCGCAACCCCAGACCTACCCTCAACGCTGTTCCAGTATGGGGAACTTTCGTTGATTGGGTCAAACCTGCGATCACGATTCAACAAACGAACACTGCAAGTGCCAGCGTTAAAGTTCTGCAACTGATCAGAACGACCACGAGAAATAGAAACCTCTTGCGCATACTGCGACACATCATCACCAATCAAAGTGCCATCAAGAAAATCATCATCCAGTACACCAAGCACTGCATCATCCAGTGTGAACGGATTTACAGGAAACCCCAACTCCATGAATATCTGAATGTCCTCACCCCATGCCATTGTGGTCATGTCAAGCAACCTTCAGTGGTAGCGCACCATTCCTACGGTTGTACCTAGTCAAAACATCAACAATCTCATCACCAAGTTTCGCTGGATCTGTACCCATACCTGCGTTGATGGTGAGGTTGATTGTCATACCAGATTGCAAACGATCCAGTGGGATTATCGCCTCCTTGCCGTTCTCTCCTGCCAAAACTTGTGTTGGTTTCGTGATGATTCCACCCTGCGCCATAGCCAAACCTTTAGCCTTGTATTCTTTATACAGTTTCGGGAACTGCTTGCGAGCATCTGTAACAGGTGTGCTGGACTTCAATGAACGAGAGTTTGGATGTAGTCCACGCACCGCTTCCATGAACGAACCGAAACCACCAGCCGTTGCTGCAGGTGGTGGTGGTGCAACACCAACCTGTGTTTCTGCCCTAGCAGCAGCACCAGCCTTCACACCCGTTCGGGCTTCCTGTGCTTTCTCCTCAGCCTCACGCAAACGATCAACAGCATCCTTCTGGCGTTCCAACGCCTCTGTCACCGCATCAGTCGCATCAACCTGCGACTTCTTAGCATCATTCAACCTGTCCAGTGCATCTGTGTATGCGTCACTGCCTTCCTTCGCACCATTGATAGTTTCATCCAACAAAGTCTCAGCCTCATTGAGCGCATCAGTAGCCTCAACCTGTGCCTCTGTCGCATCCTTGACAGCCAACTTTGCTTCAGCAAGCGAAATCTCTGCCTCACGAATCGCCTGCGCTGAAGTCTTAGGATCTTTGCGCAGATCAGCCAACTCTTTCTCGGCGTTAGCAACAGCGAACACCGAACCTTCAACATCATAACCAGCACGCTCAACAGCCCTCTGTGCTTTACGCAACGCCAACTGACGATCCTTCGCCTGCTTACTATCAGCACCATAACCAGCAATCACCTGATTGAAATATGCCTGTGCATCAGTCAGTTTCGTGGTTGCTTCAGCAAGGCTTGTGCGTGACTTCATTAACGACTTGTCAGCGTCACGAGCAGACTTCTGTGCAGAACTCAAACCCTTCAACTTGTCAATATATTTCTGCAACTTTTCACCAGCAGTCTCAACCGCTTTCGCAGCACCACCACTTCCAGTGCCAGCCGTTACAGCAACAGTTTTCAATGCTTTCGCAACCTTCTGCACACCGCCTTCTTTCGCAGCCATAGCACCAGCAACCTCAGCAACACCACGAATCTTGCTTTTCGCAGTATCAGCAGCATCACCAATCCCTGTGAACGCCATATATCCAAGCGTTCCAATCTCCTCAATGTCTGCACCAAAGAAGTTCGCAGCCTTGATCAGCAGGTTGATTCCCGTGATCGCAATGTTGATGAATGTGACAAAGTAGTTCACAACGCCTGCGATTGCGTTCATGACAACAAACTTCAGCACATCCCCAAGCATGTTCACCACTTTGCGCACACTCTCAAACTTAAGATATAGGGCTGCTAATGCGACACCGAAAGCGATTGCTGCAGCAACAAATATGCCTATCGGGTTAGTAAGCAACGCCACCTTAAACAAGTTTTGTGAAATCGTTGCAGCAATAGTTACCAGCCTCAAAGTAACAAACGCTGCAGTCAAACCAAGAATCACATTCCCGAATGTTCCCATGTTCGTAGTCACATTTAGGAAATCGCCACCAAGCATCTTTAGCCCTTGACCCAAACCTCGCTGACCAACAATGTCACTGAACCTCTGCACATAAGGAACAACCTTGTTGTTGATGAAATCCACAAGTTTCTGGAACGCTGGCAACAACAAAGTTCCCAACGACTCAGCAGCCATGCCCAAGCCCTGTCGCATCTGATCTGACGCATTAGCCGTAGCAGCAGCAGTTCCACCTACCTGCGTCTCAATCGCTTTGAGCAAGATATCTTGAGCCTCAAGCATCTTGCCAGACTCAACCAGCGCTTTGATCTTCTCTCTCTCTTGCGCAGTGAAAGTGACACCCGACCTATTAAGAGCCGTAATGCCCTTAATCGGGTCATTCAACGCCATACCGAGTTGTGTGGCGTTCTCTGTTGCTTCACCGAAACCTGCTGCACTTAAATCAATCGCAGCCTGCGTAGCACGATCAAAAGCACCACCAACTTCGGTTGCTGTAGCAGCCAACTCTTTGAAAGTTAAAAGTTTCGCAACAGTTTCTTTAATCGCATTACGGTCAATGCCAGTCGCCATTGCCTGTGTCTCAGCAAGTTTGATCAAACGATCAGTGACTTCCTGTGTCTGGCTACCGAACAGCCCCATTGATTTGTTGATTTGGAGAATACGAGAGTTGGATGTATTTGCTGCTTCAGCAATTTTTACTAAACCGAAACCAACAGCACCGAACGCTGCACCAGCGATAGCACCAAACTTTGCAACATTCTTTATACCTTTGGTTACTGCCTTATCAAAGGTGCGCAAACCGTAGGTTGCCTTGTTTCCTGCACCCTCAATTTTCTTGAAATCCTTGATTGCCCGTGATATGCCCTTGCTGTCAAAGGTACTGACTATATTTACGCCAACTGCCATAGGGTTATCCGTTCAATCGCTTCTGTACTTCACCATCAATCTTGCGAATAGAAACCTCAACAGCCTTTTCTATCAACGGCAAGTTCTTTTTCGTCTGAGGATACATTACACGGGAACGGAAACCCTGACCTGCGGATTGCTTTGTGCGCTTGTCAAGGTTCGCAATAAACTTTTGTCCAGCAGATGCACTTGCACCTCTAGCACCCTTTTTTGCTGATCCTGCGCTGTCATAAATCTGACCACCAGCATCAGACTGTTGCAAACGAATCAATCCATGCTGATTGTTCCCACGAGGCTGCCTAGTGCTGATCACAACCTTCACCTTGCTCTTAGCGGATGCACCGTTGTATGGAGGGAATCTGGAGTTGCCTTTACGCCCACCAGATGTGTGCCAGTTCGCCAACGGCTCATCAGGGAACTTTCTGCCCACAGCATCAGCAGCAGGTTTCGCAGACAACTTCAGATCGTCACTGATGGTTTTGTACGCCTGCTTTTCATACTTGCGTAACTCTGCAAGCGTTTCACGCACACCATAAACTTCAACTTTCATGCTCATATCGCACGATTGTACTACCGTCTGCGATTAGCACGCTCAGCCTTCTTAGTCATATAGTCCAACATGGCTTGCAACATCACATCACCCTCAGCCAACAACGCTGAAGGTGCAATCCCTGTCTCGCA